ATTGCACGTGTTTCTTCTGCTGATGGCATTGTTTGGCTCCTTTAATGACTACCGCATTCGTCAAGACTACTCTTGATACGACTAAAATACGTTTTACCTTCTCTGGTTATACGCTTTACTACACCTTTGCTGCACATTGACTGTGCAAGGTATAATTCTCTCTCAGTTAAATCGCTTTTACATTTTTCTTCACACAGGCTTTCCCACATCTTGTACTCTCTATTAGACAAGATTACACTAATTCCGCCTGGTGTTTCTACGAGTTTCATTTTCTATTTGCGACCTTCATTACTAAGTCTTTTAATCTATCTATTTCGCTTTTGTTGCTTGCACTTGCTGCGCTATTTGCTGCACGTTCTGCTCTGTCATCGTCTTTTGGTGCTGGAGAACCTGTTGCTGCTTTATTCCCACTAGCAACTGATCTTTCTCCGCTGATTAGCTAATGTATTTTGTTTTCTCGTTGTAGCTGCACTTGCTGTAGCAGTTCCTGCTGTACCGTATGCTTCTTCAACACTGATGTCAATGTAGTCTAAAAATAATTCATCATCATTATGCTTGATTGCATCAATGATATCTAATGTTTTACCCAGTGAAAATTGTTTTAGTTGTTTGCTTACGTTGTCAGCACTAAGTTCAACACCGAATTTCATATTAGCATATTCTATCACACTGTCAACTATTGAATCATCTTTAATATCCATAACGATTTATCCTTGTTCTTTTATGTATTTATACAAAAGCTCTGCAATTTGCTCTTGATGAGTTTCATCAAAGTGTCCACATTCACAACTACTATCGTTCCAACCTACACCAAGTTTATCTTTTATACTTTGTCTAGGCACTCGTTTATTAAATAATTCTTTAAATTTTTCATTAGTTACTTTTTTAAATTGTTGATTTACTGGATTATCTTGATTTACAGTTGTTTCACTAAACACTGTCCAGTAAAAATCAGTGTTCATTAACTTTGCAATATTATACATTGTGTTTATTTCTGTAACACTTCTATAATAACTTGTTACACTACTGTGGTATATTTGATATGCATCAAATAATGTGTTTACTGCTTGACTATTTTTAAACTTTTTTGCTTGTTCTTGATAACGAATAGCATTTCCTATAACGCCTTGTATGTTATCTATTGATAGTTCTTCTATTAATTCATCTTGTATTTCATCATATGGCATAGGCATAAGAAAACTAGATAATCTAACTTCTGCTAAAATAAATTTATATTGTTGATCTTTTCTAGATATTAATTCTTGTGTAAGTTGCCAGTTTTCTGTTCCCCCAATTGCTGCCAAGTCATAGTCACAATTAAATTTTTTTGCTAAATGATGGCACCAGATGTCTTTTCTATCAAGATGAGTTTGTGGTGGACGACGGCACTGCCCGTCTGCATGACTGGTCCCAAGAATAAGGATTTTTGACATTATCTACGTGATTTATTTAAACGTGCTACAATTTTACTTGCTGCACTTGTTTTCTTAGTACGTTGTGCTTTTTTAATCATACGAGACCCTTTTGAGGCTTTCGTGCGTTTCATAACAAAACGTTTTTTAAGATCAATAGGTGCAACACATTGTTGTGGGCTGCTTACTACACGACCTTTACGTTTACCAACAGTGCAACGAAACTTTTTTGTCACAGCGTTTCCACGCTTTGCAAAAACTACCTTTGCTTCTGTTACTACTGTATTATATGCTTCGCTCAAAAACTTCATTTTTTATTGTCCTACTAATGGTGTTACATTTTGTAAGTTTAGTAACAATAGTACTATAGTTGAAAGTAAACCGGCAATAACTGTCGCCGCTGCGCCAATAACCAATTTGTTTCCTGCTGCTTTGTCTGTAGCCTGCTTTTCAGTTAATTTTTGCATTGAGTCTGCAATGCCATCTACTTTCGATTCAAGTCTATTAAATTTTTCTTCCAATACGCGATACCTTTCTGCACATAAATCTACGTGTGCTTCCAGATTTTCACGCTCTAGTCTTGACTGTTGCATTGCCATTTTTTAGTACCTTAGTCTCTTAGAGAGCTGATTTTCACACTAACGTCTTCGCTAGTATTAGTATTTATCGTTTTAGTCCAAAAACATTATATACGTGTTAATGTTGTCACCAGTGGTAACAAAACACGCTGGCAGTAAAGTTGCAGTTTCATCTAAGTCTGTAAACACTGGTGTATTGTGTATGTCAGACTGTATAAAATATGTCTTGTTGTCTCCGTTGGACCAAGCGTCTGTTATATCACAACTAAAACTGAGTGTCCAACTATCTTGATTGCTGAAATATTCAGTTGTAGAATTTTTAACCACTTGCGGATGAAGTGGTTGTGCTCTTATACCCAGTACTTGGAGTATGGTATTCAAATTTTGCATTTGGCGATAACTTACACTGTTGCCTTTGGGGTTATTATCTTGTGTATTAGTTATATCTACCAACGTGTGAATTTCATAACGTTGTGGTTTCATTAAACTTCTAAATTTTTACCGATCATATATCCTGCTGCAAACGCTGCGCCTTTACGTGCAACTTGTTTTGCAATTTGTTTACTTCTACTTGGGCCAATGTTTAGGTTGTTATCTTTTGCAAACTGCCCAAATAGTGGCATCATATCACTGCGGTTTGCTTGTGTTCTAAAATATTTATTCAAGTGGTTGCCTGCAAGTTGACGCTGTGCTGTGTTTAGTCTATCCCAGTCAGTTGCCAATCTTCTAGTAGCACGTAATTTTGGATCGTCAATTTTTAGATCTCTTTCCATTTTCATAAAAAACGGTGCTGCTTCGTTTGCGCTTACTTTACCGCTTTTAATTTTGTTTAGGAATCTTTTAATTTGTGCATCATTAACATTGATATTAGACATTTGAATATCATCTTTAGCATTACCTTTGAAATATTCTGGTCTTTTTAAGCTGTGTACTGTTTGAAATAAGTCTGTTCCGCTTGGACTTGGTCTGTTAAAACTTCCCATTGCTGTTGTTTTTCTTGCATACTGTGCTGCAACTGGTGCATAATTGTAGTCTTGACTCATCACATAAAGACTTAACAAATTAGCAAATAAATGATTTGTAAGTTTTTGACTGCCTTGCTTTTGAATCTGGTCACGTGTTTTAAACATACGTGCTTCGCCAAGCTCTTGCATAAAGCTCAAACCTTTTTTCTCTGGCTCAAATTCATGTCCGCCTTCCAACAATGCCCATTCAGCTGCCGTATACTTGTCAGTCATTTTTTTGATTCCTCTAAAACTCGCTTACATTGATCTGTTGCATAAGTTTTAAACCAGCGTGGAGCAAATGCATGTAAAAATACTGCATATGCTGCTTTTTCCAGCTGCCATGAAACCCACATTGCATGCTTAAAATGCTGCCAACGTGTCATGTTTGCTTCCTCTAAATGTAATTTACATTGTTTGCTTAACATTATCTTTCCCTCGAAAAGTTTGCCGCTGTAAATCCGCTACGCTTTACCAGCTTCATATCTTTACCAACAACATATCCTTCACCACCACGTTGTCCTCCTGTGTAGGCTTCAATGTCTGCTGGTTGGTCATCTAAATGTGTAACCATATTGTCTTTGATGTTACTGATAGCGTTAAAGATATCCCATAAGTCTTTAAAGCCTTGCTTGTTTTGTTGCACCCAATCAACCACACGCTGCTTTTTAACACCGCTGATTTTATCATTTTCAACTACCCAGTTTAGAAAACCTGCGCCTGGTTTTTCTCCAGTCTTAACTGTGTTGTTTACATATGTGTACAACATGTTTTGAAAGTCTGACATTTTTAATTCAGCAGGAGGATTAATTAATGTTTCAATACCTGTGCTTTTTGATGATATTGATTGTTCTAACTGTTGTAGTTGCTTGCTGTATTTTGCAACTTCAGGTGCTGCATTTGGACTAACAGGAGGAAGTATTAGTAGTTCTCCTGCTTGAAAATTAGTTGTATCTGGTTTAGATTTGTTGCCTTCTAAATCAATTTGTACATGTACAACAACACCAACACTTGAGTTTGCAATTTTTTGTCCAATATCACTTCTTGGATTTACTGCATACATTGTTGTATTTGGTTGAAATACCAGCTTGCCGTCTTTTGTTGCTGGTGTTTCACTATACATTAAGTCACCGTGAATGTATCCACGGAAGTCTTGTGGTGTTGCATTTTCAAATGCTCCCCATAAACTAGCCATACGTGCTGCAAAGTCTTTGCGTTCCTGTGCTTTACTTGGGTCTTTTAGTTTACGTGACAAAAACATTTTTTCCAGTTCTTGAGGACTTGTTACTTTGCCGTCATATCCTTTGGCACCAAAACCGCTTTTATCAGTTAATACAAATTCACCTTGTTCATTGCGACCAAAAATAACTGCTGGTGATCCATCCCACTTGATAGTAGTTTCACCTGGAGAGTTTTCAAGACTGCGTAGTGCATTAATAGCACGTTGACCGCCTTCTTTACCATAAAATAACAGTAGGTCTTCAATGTGATTGATGTCACGACCTTTTGATTCATTTAGTTCACTACCACTGATAGAAAAAAGGCTGCGTTGTTTTAATCTACGCTTCCTTGGATCTCTATGTCTGCGCTTTTTTGTGCCGCCTATAATATCTTTAATTTTCACTTTTTGCTTCTCAGTTTTTTAATTCCTCGCATAAATCTATCTTGGTCACGGTTTTTAATACTAAGCATGACTCTTTTTGTTAAATCCTGCGCTGTTTCAGAGTCATAGCTGTCATCAATCATTTCTAATAGATTAATAATACCACTAATAGCATTTGAACCGCGGCTTTCCAACAACTGATTGCTGTCTTTAGCCGGTCTAATACTATTAATTTCTTCTAATAGAGATTTAGTTCTCTTTTTCATATTATAAGACTCCGTTATTATTAATAGTATTTATGCTAATCTTGCTTTTTTAATATACTTCTTAATTTGTCAGTGTTGTCAACTGCCCGTTCAACAACTGCATTTTCAGCCACATTCTTTCCAGGACTTAGTTCGCTTTTCTTTTTAAGTTTGTCATAAATGCTGCTTACCACAGCATCATCAGCACCTCCGTCAGTTGCATCATCATCTAAATCACTAATACGCAATCCATCCCTGTCAAATTCCAAGTCTACCTTGCTGCCAACACCACTACTACTACGTGTTTTCATAAACTGTATTTGATATCTACCACGCTCACGCATTGCCTGACTTGTAAAAATACCAATCAAGTTGTCAGCAGTTTGTACTTTACTAATACCACCACTAATATGACTGTGGTCAAATTCAATTTCTTCAACTGCACTACGATTCAACTGCGATGCTGTTGCAAACAACAAATCATGCTCAATAGCAAAGTTACGCAATTCTTCACTTACAAACTTGTCTTTAATAAACAAGTCACTGGGAGGCACTTTGCGTTGTGCTGGCATCATCAAGTCCAAGTAATCCAACAACATACAATCTACTTTAATTCCAGTTTTAACTTCATACTCACGCATATAGCTTGTTAAGTCATTACATGTAATACCATTGGGCAATTGTACAATTTGCAAACTGCCTGCTTTTTTGCCCAACATACGTACTTTTAAGTCAACATCGTCTACATTTTTAAACACTTGCTTTGTGTTAAGTCCAGTTAACATACTGTCAAGTCGCATACTACATAGTTCTTCACTAAGTTCCAAACTTACATATAGTACATTGTGTCCAGCTAAACTCCAATTTAGTGCCAAGTTTTGCAAAAACAAACTCTTACCGCCTCCACTTGCCGCTGCAAAAATGTTTAGCTCTCCGCGATTAAAGCCTCCATATAGTTTTGCATCAATATCACGCCAGCCTGTGCTTGTACCTCCACGCTGATTACGTACTCGTTCAATACGCTCTGCAGGCGATTCCCAATAATCTGTGCCCATATGTTTTGCAAGTCCAAGCTGTACTGCGTCTTTAACCATTTTCTCTACACTACCAAACTCACCTTTTTCCAACAAGTCTGCACTTTTAAGGATAGCACGTTCCAATGCTTTGTGTTTACAAAACTGTTCAAACTCATCAATAAACCAGTCCTTGTGTCTAGCATCAACACTGTCTCCCAAGCCTTGCAACTCAAGCCCAGTTGTTGCACGAATTTGTTCTAGTGTAGGCTGGGCTCCATAGTTTGCAGCATGCTCTTGAATAAAGTTTACAGTTTTACGCAAACTTCTGTCAAAAAATTCACTATCCAAGATACCATTTATTCTCACAAACAAATCTTTGTCTTGTGCTAAAAACTCAATAAACAGTTTTTGTAATTCTTGTGTGTATTCTTTTTGTTCACTCATATCTTTTCCTTAAACATATTCTTTATACATTGGGTATAACACATTATACCATAATTTACGATGACCTTTTTCATTAAAATGCCCACAATCACAATAATCTTCAGGTTTTTTAAAAAGTCCATTTGTTTCTGGTAAAAAGCCAATGTAATGCATAGCACCAAAATTTTCACAATAGGGTTCCATTAATGCCCATCCTATTTTATGTATATCTAAATCTGGATTATCTATAGATTTACTTATACTATGTGTATGCCAACGTACAACATTGCAATATCTATTTAAAAATTCACACAAAGCCAAATTACAACTCCAAGTATCAATTGCATGTTGATAGCTGTATGTATAATCAACATAGTAAGGCATATAATCAGGCATTCGTGTTTCATCATAAGCATTCATTACGCCTATTTGTTGTATAAATTTTTTACCATCAGTTTTTCTGTGGAAATCATCTAGCCAAAAATAGTATTGATTTTCAACATTTGTTCCTTGTATATTAGTAAAGTAATTTTTGGCCTCAGGTATTGGCTGACTAACGGTAGCTTCTAAATTTCTTCCTTCTACTATGCACAAATCAAATTTTTCGTCTGGATTATCTGCAAAATAACCTAGAACTGCTAATAACTGTTGTTGTGTTGTACAGTTTGCACGACTTATATTTACAACCTCGTAATCATGGTCTGTTTTTAAGTAGTCATGCCAACGTCCTGGTAGTACTGATATGCTTGGAGCATTATTATTATGACAAGTTCCTTGACTGTGACTTGTTCCAACAATTAATGCACGTTTAGCACTCATAAGTTTTGTTCTCCTGCAATAATGCAATGTTTAAACTTTTCAATCACTGGCATGTATAATCTATAATCATGGCATCTAATAGACAAATAGTTACTGTGTGACATGTTTTTGTCCTCGTGTTCCAAGTTTGCATATTGTCTAAAACCAAATACAACTTGGCCATATTCTTCAGCTAAAAAATTAAAAATTTCCATATGTTCAGCTTTTGTCATTGACATGTATGATGGTGTTCCGTTTCCACTGGGTGTTTCATTTACAAAAATACCGTGTGTTTGTAGGCTATCTTTCCATACATCCCATACATGACGATTAAACAATGATTCACAGGCTCCGTCATCAACTATTATATCAAATAATCTATCATCTTCTTTCATTACAATGTTTACTGCTGAAGGACAATATCCGTCAATATCTCTGTGAAGTGTAATGTTTTGCCACACGTCCGCCCAATAAGCTGCATTTTTGTTGCAGAGCTCATAAATTGTTCGATAAAATTTCAGTGCATCATCAACTTCGTCTCTGGGATAATCCTTGAACTTTTCGCTGTTTTCATCCATCCATATATCAAAATCGTCAAGTCCTACTACACCAGCATTGGGGAAAATTTGTGCCCATTTAGTTATTTTAAATCCACCACCTACACCAATTTCCATAACACGATTTACCATAAACATGCTGTTTATGTGGTTGAGTAGAGTTTCGTAAAATGGATAAAACCCTCTATCAGCTAATCTTTGTTCTTTAAATTTTTCTATCATTTACAATACCTTTTTGCCATTACACGTATTTTTGTTTCTCCAGTAATAGCACTTTCCAATATACTGTTGACGGTAAACAGTCTGCCATATTTAATCTGTGCATCTGCTGCGTCTTTGCAATCTTCCCATTCTGGAAAGCTCACACTCCATCCACGTTCAATAGCTGTATTAACTGCACGTAAACCTGCACTGTCTGCATCTGGTAACAGTATAACATTTGCATTCAAACTGTCAACAATATTTGCTTGGTCGTCATTGATATTGTTACTGCCAATAGCAATACCATCAGTTACAATAGCGTCCAATATACCTTCAGTTAAAATAACTGTTTTTTTATCTTGCTGTCTGTCTAATCCATACAAAAAGTTTTTGGGAGGTTGTTTATTATAGTACTTGGGCATATCAGCAGGAGGATTTCCAATCCAACGAGCAGTATAGCCTACAGTATTGCCTTTGTATGTAAACGGAATAATAAATCTATTGTGCATACGTGCAGGCATTTTTTCTGTAGTGTACATAAATCTTGGATCTTGTATATCAAAACCACGTTCGTGTAAGTAATTAGCCAATTCAATGAACTTACCATCAGGGTGTGTATAATCACACAATGGCTTTGCTCCTTCCGGCAAGTTCATTGTTGGCCAGTCAATCACAACCGGCTTATTACGTTGTGTTTGCTTGTATAATATAGCGGCCATTTCATCTTCACGCATCAGTTCAAGTTGTAGTCGTTGAACATCACTTTCATCAGCACCAAATTGTACAAGAAGTTTGCGTAAACGAAAGCTAAGTTTTTTACCTGGGCTCCAACCTGTTGTGTATCCACAGTTAAAACAATTGTATTGAAACTTTTCGTCTTGGAAATTAAAACCGCCTCGTCCTTTTGTATCAGGACGGCTTTCACCATTAACTACACACATAGGACAATTTCCGTGTGTCCACCCACTGGGCGTACTGCGCCAATTTACTGGAACCAGAGTTCGTACGTAGTCAATAATCAAAGCCATGTATATATATTACACACGAACTACGATTTTGTCAACTGTTCCTGTGTTATTTGCTGAAGGAATATACTTACCACGTAGGTGCTTTAGATTACTCTGGAAACTAAAAGGCTCAATACCAGTAAACCCAATAAAGTTATGGTAGTAATATTGTACACCAAGTTCTACATTAAACCAGTCATCGTCTGCTGGCTGTGGACTAGTTGTACCTTGCATAAAAAAGTCACCTGTAAAGTTTGTAGCATATACACCAATAGTAATAAGTCCATTTGGTTTTTCGTAATACGCAGGTCCTTGCATTGCACCAGTATAAAAAATTCCGTTGTTTTCCAGGAAGTTTTCAAATACCTGTGTGTTTAGTGGAATGTAACCTGCTTTGTCAGTACACTCAGCTGTAAATGCTGGACGCATATTTAAGTCACTAAACAATGGTTTTGTTAAGCCATTTTGATCTGTATAACTTAATACAACATCAACATCACCGTTTTCAAGAGTACTAATTTTGTTAGAGCGAACTACCAACTTGATTAATCCTGTTTCGTAGTCCATTACCTGACAATCTTCACTAAGAACTTTATTCATATTATGACGATTGATAATACTTGCTGTAATTCTCATGCCACGTAGATCAAAAACTTTACCGTTTTGTGATTTTACAAAAAAGAAGAATTCATTATCGTAACCACGAAAAAGCATCAGCTTTCTGTAATTTACAGGAGCATTAATAGTTGTAGCACGTGAACTTGTGTACTTGCTTAATTCACTGCGATTTGTTTTTGTATCAATGGCGTAAATGTCGCCTGCTTGGTTAATATTGTAGCTTGAACTATAGTTACTCATGAAAATCTCCTATATAAGTATTTATCAAATCACGCAAAAAACACCTTACTAAATACTCGTGTAATGAATTCAAAGTATGAACAATTATTAGAACAATATCCCTTTTTAACTGTAATCAGCTATGCTGGCAATGAATATCTAGGAATTATCCAGAATATTGATACACAAATTGCCAGTATGTATGTTTTTGATAGAATAGTAGAGAAAGAGGAAAAAATCCGATTCTTAGAACTCGGTGATACCTGGTGGTGGGAAACCAACAGGCGTTTGCCTATCAATATAGCACTTATAGGAAAATGGCAGTTTCAGTATTGCATACAAAGTTTTAATGTTAAACAAATGGAAATAGTAGCAGGGCCTGAAGTGAAACTCAGTAACAGTATTACCAAGAGAATTAAAAGACGCAGTATTAATCTTATGAAGAAGAATCTCTAACAATTTTATTCAATTGTACAACAATAGCCAGTGCATATGCATGAGCATGTGCTTTTTTAAAAAAGTATCCCTCATCACTGTCAGGCTTAATCCAAACTTCACGCATCACAGTATTCCAGTCTTTACCTAGCAAATAGCGTTTTGCTGGACGTATAATACCCAAAACTGCCGCAAGTTGTTCAACACTTTGCGGACGCATTTGTTTTACAATTTCATAGTGGTTGTGTATATGGAAACATTGCTTTACAATTTCTTCATGTTCTAACAGTTCCCACATGGGCTCTGTTTGCAACAATTGATCTAACTCCGCTTGTGTTTCAATACCATCATACAAACTAACATTAAGAACATCAATTTTAAAAAATCCCTGTTGCTCTGCTTCTTTGTGATCAACTGTACACAAACCAGTGAATGGATCTTCAGGCACTTCATGAAAGTAAACACCAGTGTTGTGTTTTTTCTTTTTTGCCTTGTCATCAATCATTGCAGGCGTGTTGCGAATGAGTCGCAACAACTTATTTCTGTTTGCAATATCAATGTCAATATCAGTTGTAGTAATCATGGATTTAATACTCCTTCTACCCAATCAAAGTCAGGCTTGTGTGTTTTCATTTTGCGTTGCCAGTAAACAGGATCAATGTAATCAATAATTAAGTTTAGTTGCTCGCTATTCATTCTATCTAGCATACGTTGTGCTTCTTTACTACTGTATATTACCCAAGGACTAATTCTTCCTGCACATATATGAAACACAATATCGTTTGTACTTGCATCTGTCCAGTAATCACTCCAGTTTTTATCAATAGTCATTGCCCATTGAATCATAAAGATTACAGTTCTTTCAACAGCACGATCTGCACTTTCTTTTTTAAGGCGTTCTTTATTCCACTTTGCAAAATTTTGATCACTTGTCCACTTGTCTAACTTAATACTCTTTTTAAGTAGCCAACGTACATAGCCTTCTGCGTCATCAATTTTAAGATCAACAATGTATTTTCCAAACTTTACAAACGCACTATAATATTTGCTTTTAGCAAAATCATCATACGACTTTTCTTTTTTGCTGTTGGTACCGATTCTATAAAATAACTGATATGCACGAAATCCTATTTGCACATCTTGATCTTTTTCCTGTAAATATCTTCGTTTACGCTCGCAAGTATGAGCTGCTAGAGTGCTTTCTCTAGTAAAACTTTTATTACAATATTCACACTTGTGCTGCATTAAAATAAAACTCACGTACTTGTTGATACTCACGTTCCATACGTTCACTATACACTATATCTAAAATATTGCAAACATTTTTTAAATCCATGTTTAGTGGATCATATACAATATGTGGATTTGTGAACACCACAAAATTTTGATTAACTGTTGGTACTTCTTTATATTCATCACGATATTTTTTTTGTATTTTCTGTTGTTCGTCAGGCATAGGAAAATAATTAGAATCCAAATGATATGTGTGTTGTAATTGCCAAAATCTTACAATTTCACCATTGGCAAATATTTGCTCTGCTTTGGGAAGAATTAGTTCATACAGTTTTTGTTTATAAATTTGATTACTGTTTTTGTGATCAAATACATGGTCTTCAATTGAATCTACCACTTGTTTTATATTACGATACGGTCTCTGACAATACATATTAAAGAAAGCGTCAACAACTATATCAGTTGTTTCAAAATAAACATTTTGCACATGTGGATTGTTCCAATAGGCAGTCTTTCGCCAAGCACCGTGATTAAGCCCAAAAACTGCACGTAATGGCAATGACTCCGCTACCCAATCATCTAAGTCTCCCATAGTCCAAGGGTTTTCGCTTATTTCAACTATCTCACAATATTTTTGTTTGATTGCAGATTTTTGATGAACTGCAATACGTGAGTCCCAGGGATCACTAAATACGTCTTTATTATACTGTTGTGGGCTTGTAGTATTTTTTCTAAACCATTTTAAGTCAATACTTGGACTTTGTTGTAATACCCAGCCAATAGCAGAAGTTAATGGTCCAACATCACTGTATAATTGTATATGTTTAGATTTGGAATTCATCACAGTACTCCAAAAATTCATTATAGGCACTGTCCATTCCAGGATGATGTTCTATATCCAGGATATTGCATAGTTCTGGAATATGTAAGTTAAACATATCAACTTGTATAACTGAACTATCATTGGTAAACATATTTTGGTAATTACCAATCTCATCATCATAAAGGTATTCTAGTTCTTTAAGATTTTCTTTTGTTTCTAGTGGAAATTCTTCCCAGTCATGATGGTAAACCATTTGACATTGCCAAAATCTAACAAAGCCTTGTTCTTCTAATAGTTTAAATGCAGGTGCCATTTTTTTTAGTAGGGCAGCTTTGTATTCAGGATCACTGTCTTTGTGATCGTGTACATGCATATCAATGCCTTCAATTAGTTCTTCCATATCAAACTCTCTGTTCCAATATGCATTAATAAAAAGACGTCTATATCTGTCTCTGCTTTCCTCTGTTTCTCCTTGACTTAGTATAACATTGACGTCTGGATTTCTCCAGACTGATTTTTTCATATATGCTCCATAGCTTAAACCAAATATTCCCCTACCAGGAAAGGTTTTAACAAAACCATTTAACCAATCAAAATCTTGATTATTTTTTTCAATACATGCAATGTATTCATGACTCCAGTCAAAATCGTCATCACTGTGATTATCCCAGGGATCACTATTTGGTAAAAATTTAGGTACTGTGGTTAAAATGCTTCCATCACGTGCAATGTTATGTGGACTATAGCAAAAATATTCAGTAGAGTAGCTGGGGGACTGTTGTAGAATCCATCCCAATATACTAGCAGTCATTCCTTCGTAGCTATAGATATAGGCGTGATCTTTCATTTACCTTCGTATTCCTCTTTTAGTGATTTAATTTCTTTATCTGTATACTGACTCAAAATAATATTTATTTCGTCATCATTCATATGAGGAAATTTCTCTGCAAAAAAGTTAAAGTTTTTGTCCATCTTTCCACGTTTACCAGGAGCAATCCAAGGATGGAATTGTTCTTTGCCCAATCCAATAACTTGCATTAACTGCAATTGTAGTTGTGGATGATGTCTTAGTGTATTGAAATGTGTGTTAACTAGTTCATTTGTAAACTCTAAATAATGTTCTTCAAATGCTTTAATATCGTGCTTAACACTGCTAACATAACGCATAAGTAGCCAAGGACTTACTTGCTTCTTTTCGTCTTCTGTTAGGCTGTCATACCATTTGCGATTTTTTCTATCAATTGCAGACATTTCTTGTTTAATAGTTAGTTTACTCATTTATACATTCCATCTATATCATAATGACGGCTATTATACCAAGCCCAGCAAAGACAACTAAAACGACTGTAACCTTGCTTTCTTAGTGTACGATACCATTGCCAATAGTTACCAGATTTCATTAATATCCAATACCTCAGGTATTTTATTTGCGTCTTTTACAACTAAAATACAGTTGCTTTCAAGTTCATCACTAAGTGGGACTAATAGCAAATGTCCAAATTTAAGTTTTGGTGCATGCCATTTTACATCATTATAAATGTTAACGATGTTGATGTCAAGATACTCAGGCTGAAATCCTGTAATTGGATTCATTGCAAAGGTTTTAAACCCTCTATCATTTAAACCCATTAAACTTACTACTTCTGGGTCTCCTACTTCTGGATCGCAAATAACAATACTCCAGTCCAGTGGTAAATTAATTTGATGTTTTCCGATTTGTACTACGGCTGCTGGCGAGTAAAAACTTTCCAGGAAGATTAGTGGAATAAAATAATAATCCACTGTCTTGGGATTAGTGTAATCTAGTACACCATATCTTAAATCGTCTACGGTTTCTGGAATTTCGTCCAGTTCATATGTTTTATTTTCTACTGTTAATATTTTCATTAAATTGCCTCAAAACCAATCAACTTTTTCAATCGTGAAAGGATAGTTGGCATCCTTATAGAACTTTTTACGTTCTGTTAAATGTTTTTTACTATATTTTGCTGTACTGGTAATATCCCAGATTTCAACATGATCTTTATCTTTTGCTTTACGTACACCACGTCCGATACTTTGAATTACACGTACAAAAGACTTACCAGGTTCAATAAGTACCAAATTAAAAATGCGAGGAATGTTGATACCAACGGCAGCAACACCATACGTAGCAATTGTGACGCTGTTATCGCTTTCGTTAATTTCATCATATGCATCTTTTCTGTCATTTGTTTTCATTGCTCCTTTAACAAACTTAGCATCAGGTAAATTTTCTTGCAGCATCTCTCCTGCTTTGATACGGTCCACCAAGACAAGTGTGTTGCCACTTTGTGCAATGTTTTGGATTAACCCACTCATATACTTCATGCGATCTTTGTTTGTAGTCAAGTAAGTAAGCTCGCTTTGATAGTTGTCGTATACGGCTGCTTCTTTCATTTGTACTACGTTCACATGACAGTTGCTAAGTACTCCCATTTCTTGTAGCTCGCTGGCCGCCAAACGGTTAATAACTTCTCCTAAGCTAGCTTGCAGTGATACCAAGTCATGATCTTCTTTGGGTATAGTACCAGTTAATCCCCAACGAATAGGAACATGGGCAAACTCTTTTGTTAGCATGTCTTTGAGTACATCTGCTTTAGCTTGGTGTACTTCGTCTACAATAATGCAAACAACATCTTCTGCAAAGTCCTGCAAACTCATATCACTTTCGCCATTGCGGAAGTTCTTTTTAATAACGTTCAAACTTTGCCAGGTGCAAATAGTATGAGTTTTTCCTACGTCCTTTTTGTCTCCGTAGTATACACCAACATCGAGACCCAGGTTTACATAGTCAGCATGTGTTTGTCGTACCAGGTCCTTGTTAGGTACAATAACAATTGAACGACCGTAGTCTTCAATCTTGTTGCTGAGTGCGGCAGTTATCAGTGTTTTACCTGCACCAGTTGCAATCTCCTGTAAACAATGTGGAGTTTCCAAAAACTTGTTTACAATTTCAATCTGATAGTCACGCAATGTAACTGGCTGACCTTCTACAGGATGACCTTTGGGCCATACTTTGTGTTGGAATGTAGTTTCATCAACCGCTGTAAATTTAAGATCATGATGTGTTCTTAAATCTTCTACGTCAGGCTGATAGCCATGTTCAATGATAACCGGCAAGATACGGTCTAATAGATTTGTATACGTTGTACCGCCAATACTAAAGAATCTAACACATCCGTCCCAACGTCCTAGTTTGTATGCTGGTACGTGATATGCATAACTCATAAAAAACTTTAGTTCTTTTTCGCAGGCTTTACGTGTATCTAAATCTAATCCTTCTATCTTGCAATTTACTTCGTCTTTTAGGATTATTTTACACTGCTTCATAGTATTAATATATAACAAAAACTGTTTGATGTCAATTAGTTATGTATTTTTTGCACCAATTAATATTTGTCTTGGTTCGTTATCACGTTCACCGTCAACATATTCTCTCCATAAACGAGCATTTTCAAGTTCTTGTTCATAGTGTTCTTGTGTAATACCGCCGATATCAAAGTTGTTGCCTATATCCCAACAATCTGCAACAATGTGCCATCTTTCTTGTTCACTGTCGTTTTCTACCCAATGATATTTGTGTACATTGGCAATGTAGCAGTATCCTGGATCTAACTTATAGGGAATATCACCATGTATGAATAAACTGTTGTTTGTTACAATAGGTATGTGTAAGCGAAAAAAGTTTCCGTCTGTGTGTGGTGATATTTTACCAAAATTTCCCATCCAACTTAATCTAGCACGGCGGCATTTGATGTTTTGGCTTTCTAAAAAATCTATAATCTCTTTAAAATATCCAAAGCATAATCTTGTTGGTTTATCATAATCCAGCATATGATATATTTTATGTTCTCTGGCGAAATCTAAATCAAATCTTACAACTGGATCTGGATCTGTCATGTCTTGTTCAGAATATGGTGGATCTTGTATACCTACTTTAAACTCAAAACCACTAGCCAAATCGTCTTCACGTCCTGTAATTGCCATACCATATAGTCCACCGTCTTGTGTAGTATCAAACTCTCCCATAGTTTTGGCAATTTTTAAATCTTGTTGTAGTCTTTCAACATCAAACTTCCAAGTATGATGTTTTGCAATGAATTGTTCAGTAACTTGATTCCATCCTTCAATCATAATAATACCTCCACGAATATTTAGTCATGAAAAAGCCCCCTAGTTGGGGGCTTGTTCTTATACTCGCTTAAGGCATGTACACTCTGCCATTACTTGCCATTTCTCAGGCATTGCTTTACGCAAGTCTGCAATCTTGGTAACCATACGCAGGCTAACTTCACGCAAACGATTCTGGTTCTCTACGATATACTCGACAATTTGTTCTTCTACTTGCTTCTCAAATTGATAGTCTGCAAGCATACCGTCTGCAACAATTTGTTTAATACGCAAAATCTTTTCACGTGTTGAATCCATAGTTAGGTCCAAGTAGTGGCAACGTGACATGATAGCGTCCAAGTGTTCTTTAATCTTACCACGTACCTTTTCAAACTTAAGGTTAGTAATAAAGATAACACTACCTTTAAACTCAAAGCTATCAGGAATACCTTCACGGCGTAATAGAGCACTGTCAGTGTTCCAGCTCAAGCGGCGCTTCTTGCTGCTATCTAATGCTGCTTTAAGTAGGTTAAGTGAAGTCTCATCATACAACACTGTATCACAGTCATCTAACACAAGCACATTGCTCTTGTCACTATAGTTATACAGTAGCTTGTAAAGTCCAATAGCTGATGCTGCACCTTTTTCAATGCTAAAACGCAAGCGGTTACCTGACAGCTTGTCAAACACACTGTTTTTGTCAATTACGTTTTCTACACCAAACGACTTGCCTACACCTGGAGGGCCTGTTACAACCATACCACGCACAATGCCGTCAATTGATGCTTGTGTCATTTCTTCTAGTATTTCAAAACGTACACGCAGACGCTCAATAATCTCTGCATCAGTTTCTGTTGATTCAACTTCCGTTGTATCATAATCCAAAATCTGTTTTGCGTTTGTACCTTTTTTAGTTTTGAACGCCATTTTACCCATTTATATTCTCCTTATCAACTTACCCTATGACGATAACACACCAAGACGCTTTGGTCAAGAAAAAACAGAACAAAAGTTCTGTTTAAAATCAATGGGTTATAATTTTTTTATGATATATTTGATAAAAACCAAAGTCCGCCTACTAGTAAACCGCCAGCTATAGCAAAAATACCAACAATTAATAAGCCGTCAATAAAAGCATTTTTGCGTTGCTCTTGAGCATAAACTGCTTTTTCACGTTCTTTGGCAATTCTACGGCGCATCTCCAACATCTCTTTCCACGTACCAAAACCAAAGCGGAAGTTTAGCAGAGTTTCAAGCTCTTTTTCCTGCTCTTGTAGTTTCTTTTCGTGGATAATAAGTGCTAGTGCTTCTTCTTCAATTGATCCACCTTGAAATAGTTTTTTAAACAGTGGTGGGTTTTTATTGACAGTTTTTGCTCTACGTATATCTGCGGCTGCACCATACCATTTACCCAACTGTTGCATACAATCTTCCAGCTCACGTCCGCTGTGAACTATTTTCTTGATACCGTTAAAAGCTGCCGTTGCCGCACTGATGGCTGTAAATGGATCTATCATACTAATATTTAAAGTGTAATAGACTGCAATAAACCGCCTGTTATCTGTTAACTATAATGTTAACTATAAAATTTTTCTATTAAATCAGTGATCCAAGCGATTAATAATATAGCCCAACCAACTGGACCTGCAATAATTAAAAAACAGATCACAACTGATCCAGGAGGTGTTTTCCCAGCAGTTACTTTACCAACGTAAATAACCGCAAAGAACCAGATCAGCGACAAACTAATAGAAAGAGATATCATACTAAACATATATAACATATACGTATTTAGCTTTGAATCTTTACCCGGTTAATCATTGTTTCTTTTGCACCAGTAAAACGCCCTGTTTCGTGTTTGTTAACTGTACCACGAATACGTATAGTTTTACCTTCAATGATATCGCTGATGTCTGGTTGATCTCTCCACCAAAACTTAACAATATCACGATTTTGATATAGTGTTGTAATAATGTATACACCACTGCTTTGAATAAACTTGCAGTCAAGCACATCTACACTAATATCATAACGCTCACGGACATTACCAAAATGCTGACTATCAAAGCGGACTGCTTCCAGACGATTTTCAACTTGCTGTCGCTTTTCGTCAACTTTGTTCATATTGGGAATACTAGCAATAATAGCAACATGAAATGCTGACATTTTATTTCCAGCTTCAAATGCTTGTGCAACACCAGCCTCAAAGTCATTAAGACCATTAGTAAGTTTTTTCATCATAAACTTACCGTTGAACTTTTCAATAATTTGTTGTGCTTGGTCTACATAGCTTTTATGAGGAACAACATCAGACATCATTTGTTCTATCAGGGTTGTTTTGCTGTCACTAATAGTTCTAACATGCTTACCATCGTCATCATATTCGTTGTAGCCCATGCCACTGCGAATAAAGCCATGATTTTCAAAGTTAACTATTGCTAGTGCCAGTGCTTGTACTGGTGTATACTTGCTGATTGCATCTTTGATTTGTGTTTTGGTTTGCATTTGCTTTTCCTAAACGTTTTGTCCTACAGTAATCATTATTACATAAAGGTATAATGATGTCAAGAAAAAAAATGCCTCCCGTAGGAGGCGAGTTTGGGGTAACCAAATGTCACAAAATTAGTTACAAACTGATATCTTCAAGCCCTGCGGCTCTAAGTTTAACAATGTTGTTGATTTGAAACTGTTTTGCTTCCAGTGCTTTAATTACACCTAAAAACTTGTTTCGAACCAAACTGAATTCATTAATTACATATTGTAAATCTACTACATCTGCTTCGCCATCAACATACTTTTCAGCATCACGGCTACTCAATGCACGATTATAATTTTCTAAAAATTTGCGAAACTTTTGACTTCTAAGTTTACGCATTTCTGTATTCAAATGTTCTAGTATAGCTTCTATTTCTTGTAGTTGGTTAAAACGATGCTCAACAATACCTGGCATGTCACGTGCATGTTTTTCCAACACACCTTTCATACCACAATTGTATCTTGCTTCTTCCAACTCACGTTCATAGTGGGAGATAGCGTTAACTATCTCCCCCATATTTTGTGAAACTTTTGTATACCAAGAGCTCATTTATTCCCACTCATCATCATAGTCAACTTCCCAATCTTCTTCGTCCATGTCTTCTAACACAATATCCATGGCCTTGTCAAGAAAAGGACAAGTATCTACAATTTCCTGACTGTATAGTTTAAGTTCGATTCCTTCACCGTCTAGAATTTCCAAAAACTTAAATGCCCAGTCTGGTCTATCTTTAGCAGAAATTAAACCCTTGGCACTTTCATAAATGCCTAGATAAATTTCCAGTTCATGATCACTCAGCTTCATGTTCCATGTTCTCCACTACAACATCTTGATCGCCCATTGCATCTTGGATCTCTTCTGGTTGCTTGTCCCATTCTGTCATAATAGTATCAAGACAACTGTCTTCATTAGAGTTCCACGCTTTACGGAATTTAGTTACCACTTCGCCAGTAACTGGAGATGTGTATTCTAAACGATTGCCTGTTTTCTTTAATGCGCCTTTAGCTTCAAAGAAATCAACAAGTCCGCTGTAAGGGCTCATACCTGTTTCATAAGGAATTTCCACTTGTACACTTTCAAAAGGTTTAGCATAACGAGTTTTCATTACCTTACAGGCAGCACGAATGCCGTGGACGTCACTAGTCTTGTTGCCATCTGCATCTACTTTTAGTTTAAGTTTACGCATTGCAATAACAATACTTGATGCATAGATAAAGCCTTGACCACCTGAAATCTTATCATCTGGATCAAACATATCTTGTGATGCATATGTGTGGTTAGTACATACCATACCCACATTGTAATCGCCAAACATGTTTACACAATTACGTACAAGTGCTGTTAGTGCTTTAGGCTTACGACCCAAGTCACCTTTCATGTCACCTTTGCTAAACTGATCAACATCTGTTGGAGTTAGCATCATACCTAAACTATCCAATACAAAAAGGATTTTAGGACGTTCTTCTGGCGGCGTATCAGCATGTTCTGCTTTATATCCGCTCATTAGTTCATTAATTAATTTGGCAACATCATCAATCATTGCCACGTTAAATTTTAGTAGTTTGTCTTCACTCGTGTCTACATCTAATGCATGTAGCCACTTTTCATCTAATGCATTTTCACTATCAATTAAGATTACAAAGATTCCTTGGTCTTGTGCTGCTTTTACAATGTTACCTGATGCAATGTAGCTTTTACCTGCACCACTTTCACCTGCAAGAACAGTAACTTTTCCTAGCGGAACACCACGATTAAAATCTCCACTAATAAGTTTGTTTAGTGTGTAGTTTCCTGTGCTAATCCATGTATCAGGATCACGGAAACCTGTGCTGAGACCAGGCACACTTTTTGTAATACTTTTGCGAAATTTGCTTACGTCAAAAGGTCTTGCCATATATATTCTCCATGAGGTTTAAGGGCAAGGGGGATTTAATCCCCCTTGTAATTTATTTGCGGTTGCGGATTGCTGCCAAAATGTCTTGAGCACTTGGCTTATCATCGCCTGCTGGGGCGGCTGCTACTGGTTCAGGAGCAGGTGCTGCCGGAGCAGGATCTTGCCAACCAGTATCACTTACAGTTTCTGCTACTGGAGCAGATGCTGCTGGTGCTGGTGCTGGTGCTGGTGCCTGTGGACGAGCACCGCCACTTGGTGCTTCCACACCATATGGACGATAGTAATCTGCAAAACGTTCTGGATCATAAAGTTGACCATCTACGCTAGCCTCAAACATTTCAAAGATAGCGTTTAGTTCCTGTGGTCCAGGTTTTTTAGGCAGGAAGTCGTTTAAGTTATACAATCCGTTTTCTGCGATTGCATCACGTTCTTCCTGATTCAGGCTACGCTCACGGCGTGCCCAGTTTGATGTGCCGTAATCGGCATACTGACCTTTGCTGCCTTTAGCAACTTTAAAATCAGTACCAGCTTCATAATCAGTTGGCAGTTCTTGGAACTCTGGATCCATAAGTGCGCTGGAAATAATTTTGTAGATCTGCGGAGAGATCACAAAACGACGAATTGGATTCGCTGGCGTTTCTTCATCCAACGGATTGTCAGTAACAAAACCTTGGAAGATGTAGCTGCGCTTTTTCCAATACTTACGTGCATTATCTTCTAGTGATGGATCTTTAAACCAAGGACGAATCTCTTGGTGTACAGGGCATGTGTCACCCCACATTTCTACACAAGGCACCTGTACTGTTACAGGTTTGTGTTCATCCCCGCCTTTAACGCCTGGGAATTCAATACGAATCATTTGACGTTCTTTCCAAAAGAACGTATTAGACTCATCTGCGTCTGGAAGGAAACGTAGCGTTGCCGTTTCGCCTTCTTTAATATTCCAATGTGGGAAAATTGCGTTATCGCCTGTACCTGTTGAGGACTTCTGTCCTGATTGGCGATTTTCTTGCTCGAGCAATTTTGCTCGGATTTCTGCTAGTGAAGCCATAGTTTTCTCCTTTATTAGCCTTTGTTAGCCTATGTTAGTTTTGTATTTGCAAGCTAATGCCTGCTTTGCCTTTGTTAGCCTATACAGTATAGTATTTTAATTGCCTACTGTCAAGCAAATAATTGATTTCATTAAGAAATCTTTTGTTTTAGTGCAGACATTACATCTTCACTAATATCACTGCCTTGTGCTTCTTTGTTTACAGATTTTGGCATAGCTGCATAAACTGCGAATTTAGCAACTGCCTGTTTCATTTTTGGGTCAAGACCATGTACACGATCTGATAGCTCTGCTGCAATGTTTGCTAGTTCATCGTTTTTAGTTCTTTTGCCAATGAATGACAGCATAGCACCTAGTTTAGCTGTTGGGCCTTCTGGGCCACTGTACTTTTTCTGATCTTCATTGTTTGGGTGTTCAGGATCATTTGGATCAATGTCCATACCCAAATCAACTTTGTTTGAGATCATGCCAAATAGTTTTCCAATTAGTTCTTTTTCCATGCTATCTTTCTTTCTGTTTTCAGAGACAATACGGTTTACACGAGATACAACTCTCTGCATCTCTTCTGCTGTGAAAGTATTGTACAAGAATTGTTCACTAATGTCAACATCTATTTCTGATTCTTCCAGTTCTTTAACTTGGAAGTTGTTATAACCTTTAGCTGTTGTTAGAGATTTAATAAGTGATTTCTGCTCAGCAACACGTGATTTAACTTGTTCAACAATATCACTATTGTCTTCATTTACAAGACCTTCTTTACGTGTGTGCTTGATAAATTTTGTTAAGTCTGCGATCTCTTCACATACACTTAGGATTTCTTGGCCAGTTGCATCGTATGGCGTACCACCCATGCTTACGTGGCGTGTCATAGCTTTTGCACCTTGCATATAACGGTGTGGGAAATTAAATTTTTCACCTGCTGCATTTTCAATAAACAAACTGTGTAAGTTACGGCTACGTGCGCCACGCTTTGATTCGTCTACACCTTTTGTGTGTTTAATGATTAGCTTTGCATCTTTAAATGGGATGTAGCTTGTTTTAATGCTACCATACGCCTTACCAAATGCACTTTCCGTAACACTTTGGTGGCTAAAATCTTTTGGTTCTATCTGTTTATCAAAATTTCTCACTGTAAATTCACCTAAGTTGTTATGCGTTACCTTCTTGATCGCTTTAATTGTTTTCATATTATCAGTAATATCATAGTCTAATCCTGCCTGTACGATTGTTTCAACTAATCCGCCATCCATTCTTAAACTTACCATTAAGTCTTTGTCTGGTGAAAAGAAACGTGTTGCTTCATCTGGATCTGTTGTTTTTTGTCCACTCTCAGTAAACAATACTAGCTTATAGTTAGCACCTTTAAGAATGTTAAAAATTTCATTTGCAAGATTTTCCATGATATTTCCTTTACTAATAGTATTTATGCAAAAAGCTCAAAGAAAGCTCATTGGCATTGGGTCATCATAATCGTCATCATTGCCAGCATCAAAGTATTCGTATGCTTCTTCTTCATAGTTAGTGACTTCTTGTGCCATACGTACTATCAAGATTAGTGACATTACCAAGTCATCGTGTTCGCCCTCTTTAGCTGAGTAGCTGTTGGCACGTGCAATAAATGTTTTAAGTTCACGCAACAAGTTTTTACTTGCTATTTCTATTTTGTCTGTTTCTACCCATTGCTTTAATTTAGCACAGGCACTGAGCTTTGTTTTTTGTGTAGTTGTAAATCCTCTGCGGAACATTTTAGTATTGCCGTGTGATTTACGCTGGCTAAGGAAAGTACCGCTGAAATTTTCTTCTCCAATTTCCTCAACCATAACAAGCCCTGCTTCTCCCAGTGTATTGTTTTCCATACTCCAGTATATTTCACTTTGTCCATTTGTTTCATCATCAATATACTTGGCAATTTGTTGGATAATTCTTACTTGCTGTTGTATGGGAGTTTTGTTGTGTTGCCATTCTGCAACCTGTCTCATTCCTGGTATTTCATAAACTTGTATAGCGGCAGCATCTCCTCCAGTACCTAGACTGGGATCAAGTGCAATCAAATATAACTTGCCAGGATCAAGTGGTTTATACCAACGTACTTGGCCCATTTTAGCATAAGGATCTCTGGCTTGCATTGCTGATAATTTTAAACTGTCAATCAGTGTTTCGTCAAACGCAATAAATTCGTTTAGGTGTTCACGACGGAAACGCTCTTCACCAATCTTACCCATTTCAATATCAGCCCACTCTTGATCACGATCTGGATGATGTTTCCAGTCAGCACTGTAGCTTCTAAAACCATTAGTGCCTGTTTCTTTTTCATTACCGTACTCGTCCATTGTGCGATTTGATTCACGCCAAATTTGTGCAAACTGGTCGTCATCCTGGTTAGGAGTACTAGTAATAATACATTTACCACCTGTACTTAAGGTAGGAGATAGTGCAGTCCAGAACTCACGGGCTATATTGGGTCTAACAAATGCAAACTCGTCCAAGTATGCTAGCGAGATAGACAAACCACGTCCAGTATTGTCTGTTGTTGCTTGTGCAATAATACGGCTACCATTGTCAAATTCAATTGATCCTTTGTTGTATGATACAACACCTGCACGTAGATAATCTGGCAATGTTTCATATGCAAATCTTATGCGTTGCATAATCTCTTGAGCACCACTGTACTTGTGTGCTGCAATTAAAATAGTTTGGTCTGGGTTGAACATACTATACCACAGTAGATATCCTGCTGCCGCTGTTGACTTGCCCATTTGTCGGCTA